TGATTACGGAGTTGGCGACGATGTCAGAGACATCGGCGGCTATTTTAATTAGGCAGGGATTGCTGTCGGAGCAAGCCACGGCCTCTGAAGCAACGGCAGCGTCGTTACTGCGCAATGGCTTGATATCCGAGCAGTCTGCAATTAGTGATGAGTCTGCTGCGCGGTTAGTTCGGCAAGGACTCATTAGTGAGCAGGCCTCGATCAGCGAGACGATTTCCTCGTTGATTATTTATCTCACCTCGATCCTTGAGCAAGGCCAAGCCAGTGTTGCGTTGACCACGCAGATGACGATGGTGGCGAGTATCTTGGAGCAGGCGCAAAGTGCAGACCAAGCGGTCAGTTCTTTTATTATAAGCGGCTTCATAACTGAAGCGTTGTCCGCGGAGGACGAGGCTTCTATTCGCTTTTTGTGGGAACTAATAGAGGACAATCAGGTGCCAAACTGGCAAAATGCGTCTACAAATCAGACGCCGGGATGGGGAAATGTGGACACTGCGACCGCGCCCAATTGGCAGAATGCATCTACGAATCAGACGCCGGGCTGGGGCACAATTAATACCGCCGCGGATGGAAATTGGACTAAGATAAACACTTCACCAGAATAGACTTTGAGGAACTACCATGCCTTCTACATATTCTCCTAGTTTACGCATCGAACTGATTGCCAATGGGGAACAGTCGGGCACATGGGGCAGTACCACCAATGTCAATCTCGGCACACTTATCGAAAGCGCAATATCCGGGTACGTTTCTGTATCGATAACATCTGCTAATCAAGCGTTAACGGCTTTAGATGGTGCAGCGGATCAGTCCCGAAACATGGTGGTTAATCTGACAACCACCACTTCGGCGGCGTTTAATGTCTACATACCAAATGCGGAGAAGGTATATATCATCCGCAATTCCAGTGCGTATGACGCGACCATTTATTGTTCCACCAGCATTGGCAACACGACAGCCGCGGGCGCGGGAGCCTCGGTCCCCGCTGGCCGGACCACGCTAATCTTTGCTGATGGGACGGATGTGGTATCGGGGCTGAATTTCCTGCCTTCGTTGAATCTCACAACGGCGCTAAATGCAATCAGTGGCGGCACGGGGCAGAGTTCGTATACGGTGGGTGACCTGTTGTTTGCGTCGGGGTCTACGGCGCTATCTAAGCTGGCGGATGTTGCCACAGGCAATGTGCTGTTGTCGGGTGGTGTGGGTGTTGCGCCGAGCTATGGCAAAGTGGGCATGACCACGCATGTTAGCGGCGTACTTCCTGTAGACAATGGCGGAACGGGTGCTGCGACGCTGACCAATGGCGCGATATTGAAGGGGGCGGGAACGTCTCCGGTTACAACGGCTACCGCAGGTACGGACTACTTGGCTCCTCCGTCTGGCACTGCAATCATGAAGGCCAACTCCGGCGGCGCTCTGGCCAATGCGGTAGATGGTACGGACTATGTCAGCCCAACGGGTGCCGCGACACTAACCAATAAGACGTTAGAGGGCCCGATTATCAACAACGGGTACACCGAGGAAGTGTTTGTAGTTAGTGGGACGACTCCGGCGTTATCCCCGACCAATGGGTCGATTCAAACATGGACGCTGTCGGGGGCATCTACACCGACTGCCGGAACGTGGGCCTCGGGTCAATCTATTTTGTTGATGATTGATGATGGTACGGCATATACCGTGACATGGTCATCGTTGTCGGTTGTTTGGAAAACCAGCGGCGGTGTAGCGCCCAGCCTTTTAACTACGGGATATACCCCGATTGTTTTGTGGAAAGTAGATAGCACCATCTACGGCGCACAAGTGGGGAATGGCTAATGTTAGCTATCAAGGCACTGTCGGCTGCAAAACAACCTACGCCCTTTATTGCAGTGGGGCATTTCACAAGTCCGTTTATATCCGTATACGAATGGTCTATTGCGGGGTTTGGGAGTAAATTTAGTAATCCGTCTACTTTACCTACGGGGCAGGGGCTTAGTGTAGCGTTTAGCCCTTCTGGAGATGCTGTGGCTGTAGGGCATAGCAATAGCCCTTACGTCTCTGTCTATGCATGGTTAGCATCGGGGTTTGGTACTAAATTTAGTAATCCAGCTACCTTACCTACAGGCGCTGGATCAGGGGTAGCCTTTAGTCCTTCCGGGGACGCTATTTCAGTAGTTCACAGTACTAGCCCTTCTATATCAACATATCCGTGGTCAGGATCGGGGTTTGGTACTAAATATAGTGATCCTTCTACCCTCCCTTCGGGGGGGGCTGATGTAAAGTTTAGCCCATCAGGAGACGCTATTGCAGTAAGTCAGTCCGTTTCTCCTTATGTAGTTGCATATCCATGGTCAGGATCGGGGTTTGGTACTAAATATAGTGACCCGGCTATTCTTCCTATAGACAGTGCATATTCAGTAGCGTTTAGCCCTTCAGGAAATGCTATTGCGGTAGCAAATGAGGATTTCGCTAATCAATATAATAATATATCAACGTATGCATGGTCGGGCGCAGGTTTTGGAAGTAGATATAGTGATCCGGCTTTTTCTTTTTTTGCGCTGTACGCAACAGGGGTGGCATTTAGTCCCGCTGGAGATGCTCTCGCAGTATCGGGGAGCAACACCACACTTACCACAAGTCGTTACCTTGGTGTTTTTTTATGGTCCGTGTCAGGTGGATTTGTTTATGGCTCTGTTAAATACCCTTCCATTCTTCCCTCCGGAATTTGCGAGGGAGTGGCATTTAGCCCGGACGGAAACGCTATTGCAGTAGCGCATAGAAATTCTCCCTACGTGACGGCATACCAATGGACGGGTTCAGACTTTGGTAGTAAATTTGTTAGCCCTACTACTATTCCTAACACCGCACTTAGTGTCACCTTTGGGCCTGCAATATGATCGATAAAAATTACGCAAGAGAGATATTAAAGACAGCTTTGGAAGCTCGAGTAAGAGAAGTTACCGAGTACCAAGTAAACATAACTAATTTTAGTCTGGCACTTTTGCAGATCGGTGACGACACAGAACTGGCAGAGTTTAAAGCACAACTAGAAGGGCTTCTTGCTTCAAGTTACGTAGAGCAAAAGAAAGCAATGATTATGTTAAAAGTCATTCAAGCTCAATTAAAGGATTGATCATGTACGTAAAGATAGTGAACAATCAAGTAGATACTTACCCTTACTCAATTAGAGACCTCAGGGGATCAAACATGCAGGTATCTTTTCCAGAAAACCCAAATAAAGAAGTTTTGGCAAGATGGGGAGTATTCGCTGTTCGACCTAAAAATCCACCCTCGTTTGATTACGCAACACAGGAGTGTGTTCGAGTAAATCCAACGTTACAGGGGGAAGAGTGGGTGGAGACATGGGAAATAAAAGAAATTACGGAAGAGGAAAAAGCAAGAAGAACGGAAGAACGAGCAGCACAGGTTAGGGCAACTAGAGCGTCATTGCTGCTGCAAAATGTGGATAGCATTGGTCACATCCGTTGGAGCTTGTTGTCGGACGAAGAAAAGGAAACAGTGCTTGCTTACCGACAGGCGTTATTAGAGGTGCCCGAACAAGAAGAGTTCCCTTGGAATGTTGTTTGGCCCGAACCCCCATCGCTTTGACTTTACCTTTATGAGGTGAGGAAAAAATGCCACTCCAAAAACTACAATTCCGCCCCGGTATCGTAAATGAGATAACGACCCTTGCTGGGAAAGGCGGGTGGTTTGATTGCGACAAAGTGCGCTTTCGCTTTGGCTATCCAGAGAAAATTGGAGGATGGGCCGCGGTCAGTTACACCCAATTCTTGGGCACTGCGCGGTCCTTGTGGAACTGGATTACGCTAAAGAGCTTTAACCTGTTGGGTGTCGGCACCAACCTCAAGTTCTATATTGAAACAGGCGGGGCTTACTATGATGTCACGCCGATTCGCTCTACTACGCCTGCTGGATCCGTAACCTTTTCTGCGGTAATTATCGCGCCTTTTTCTTCTACGATTACGGTCACGGATAGCGCACACGGCTGCGGCACAGGCGACTTTGTCACGTTTAGTGGCGTAGGTGCCTCGGGACTTGGTGGAAATATCACCGAAGCCATTCTTGAGCAAGAGTATCAGGTCACGGTTATTGACAGCAGTACTTACACCATCCAAGCACGGGCAGTATCTCCAGTGGGCTCTCCCGGCGCAGCCGTTTTATCTAACGCTTCGGATAGCGGTAACGGTGGTGCTTCCGTAGTTGCGGCATACCAAATCAATACGGGTTCCGATATCTACACCGTTGGCGTAGGCTGGGGCGCAGGCCCGTGGAGCAGGAGCACATGGGGTTCTGGTTTTACCACGGGCATTGGGCAACAGTTACGGCTGTGGAGCCAGCGTAACTACGGCGAAGATCTTTTGTTTGCTCCAAAGAATGGCCCACTCTATATTTGGCAACCGGGTGCAGGTACTACGCCTGCGTTTGGTACTCGTGGCACACTTATTTCAGGCACAGACGTTCCGTCAGAAATAGGTCATATGACCATTTCTGACTCTACTCGAATCACCATTTGTTTTGGGTCAAGTGAGTATGGTGCGTATGGCACGGCGGATTACGATCCCATGCTTATACGATGGAGCGCACAGGAAGACTATCAAGATTGGACACCAAGCGCCACAAACCAAGCAGGCAGCTTTAGGTTATCCATTGGTTCAGAAATTATTACGTCAGTACAGGCCCGTCAAGAAATACTGGTGCTGACTGATGCGGCTATTTATTCCATGCAGTACTTAGGGCCTCCGTTTGTGTGGGGCTTTAATCTCTTAGCGGACAATATCTCCATCGCAGGACCCAATGCAATTATCACTGCCGGGGGTGCTACTTATTGGATGGGGATAGATAAGTTTTACGCTTATGGTGGTCGCGTTGAAACACTGCCGTGCAGTGTTCGCAAGTATGTGTTTTCTGACATTAATTTAGATCAGTCATATCAGTTTTTTGCAGGGACGAATGAAGGGTTCTCTGAGATATGGTGGTACTACTGCTCGGCGGGGTCCGAGGTTGTTGATCGGTACGTCATTTTTAATTACCTTGATCAGGTATGGTATTTCGGCACATTGGGCAGAACAGCGTGGCTGGATTCTCCGCTTCGTGCGTTTCCACAGGCAACGACCACCGGGAATATCCTTGTAGCTCATGAGGCAGCGGTGGATGACGGCTCGACTAACCCGCCTTCTCCTATCACTTCGTATATCCAATCGTCAGATTTTGATATTGGTGAGGGAAATAATTATGGGTTTGTCTGGCGTATGGTTCCGGACATCAGCTTCAATGGCTCCACTACGGCGAATCCTTCTTTCCCAGAGGTGAAGTTTACGATGCGGCCTCGCAAGAACCCCGGTTCGGCGTATACGGCAGCGAGTAGCCCTGACGTTACTGCGGCGCAGAGTTACAACACGCAGCATCTATATACCGTGCAGGAGTTCACTCAATTGATCTACACGCGCGTGCGCGGGAGACAAATGGCATTGCGGGTGGAGTCGGATAGTTTGGGCACACAGTGGCAGTTGGGAGCCCCCAGTATGGACATACGTGCGGATGGTAGACGGTAATGGCAGGCAGAGACAAACTTGACGTTACCCGAGCACCCGCGCTGCCGTTTGCGCCGGTTGAGTTTGATCGTGGGTATACAGACGCAACGCATAACATTTTGCGCCAGTACTTCAACACGCTGGACAACGTCACGGGGCAGTTACTATCCAACGGCGGTGGGCGGTTCCTGTCTTTTCCTCATATCTCTGCGCGAGATGAAACAGACCAATACGCAACGGCTACGAACACCGCCACTAAAGTGCTTTGGGATACCTTGGAGTCGGGCCTTGATTTTACGTTGAACCCAAACAGTACAGCCACCCCAAACGATACTGGGGTGTACAAGATCGATTACAGCTTGCAGTGTTTCAATACGTCATCTCAAATCCATGAAGCTTTTGTCTGGTTGGAAATAGATGGTGTCAACGTGCCGGGGTCTGGCCGTATTTTTTCCGTGCCAGAGAGACATGGCAGTGTTGACGGCGCAGTTGTCGCTTATTCTAGCGTTACTTTTACCGTAACAGGCGGGGATGATGTGGCGCTGTACTGGGCGACTAACTTGGCAGCGACTTCAGGAGGCGGCACCGGGGTGTATTTACATGCCTCACCTGCACAGGTCAGCCCCTTCGCTATGCCCAGCATCCCCTCGGCCATGGGGTCGATTGTGTTTGTAAGCGGGGTAGTTCCCTAGCGTAGCTAGTGCCAGTAAAATAGTACAACTTTTTCGTAAGGAACGATCATGGCGACAGCACCCGAGCAAGGCATCATGGCATTGCCAGAAAACCAAGCAATGCAAGCTCCTCAATTGAGCTTGATGGATTCCTACGACGCGATGCAACAGGGCTTGCAGACCGCTCGTCCTGATGCCTCGATGGAGTTGGAAGAAGCGCTGGCCGAGATACGGCCCGAGTTAGATGAGTTGACTGATGAGCAACTTGGGCAGCTAATTGAAGCTATTCAAGGTCTTTATGGCGATCCTGAAAACTACGCCAAAGAAGTGGCTGATCTCGTTAAAGAGGGCTTACTCGATGCGGATGATCTACCGCCAGCGTACGACGAAGAATTTCTTGCTGCCCTTTTAATGGTTTTGGTTGACGTTCAGCGCAGCCGTATGGCTACCTCGGGTTCGGCACAGCCAATGCCAGAAGCGCCAATGGGTATGGCCCCCATGGGCATGATGCCGCCACAGGGCTTTGCTCGGGGCGGCATTGCGGAAGCTGCGCGGATCGTGGCCAACAGTGGCCGTCGCGGCGACACCATGCTGGCGCATATCACGCCAAGCGAAGCACGGTTGCTGAAATCGCGTGGCGGCTCGGGGACCATTAATCCTGAAACAGGATTGCCAGAGTTCTTCTTTAAAAAGATATTTAAAGCAGTAAAAAAACACGTTAAGCGTTTAGCTAACGTAGTCAAGAAGGTACTAAAGAGTCCGATTGGCCGCATCTTGGGCACCATTGCGTTAGGCATGGTCCTCGGCCCTGCTGTCATGACGATGTTTCCTTCAATGGCGGCGGTAGGGGGTGGACTCACTGCCATGGGCTCCGCAGTTACAGGCGCATTGGCTTCTGGCACAGCGGCCGCTCTTTCGGGCGGTGATCTTAAATCCGTTCTGACCTCTGCCGCAACCGGCTTCTTGGGTGCTCCCGGCGGTCCTGTGGGTAATTTTGTTGGCAAATATACCTCCGCAGTTGTTGGCACCAACGCAGCAGCGAATGCCGCGCTCACCGGTGCTATTGTTGGCACGGGTACAGGCTTAGTATCTGGCCAAAACTTGAAAGATTCGATCAAGAGCGGTTTGATAGAAGGTGCTATTTCGGGCGGCACGGCCTTTATGAGCGGCGCCCCGAAGGTGGATGTGGACAACGCGGCGGCAACTGCGGCCAGAGATGCGGTTGAAAATGTAAACCAAAGAGCGGGAGTTGATTTAGACCCCGATTCCGCTGCTACTAGGGACGCATTTTTGGCCAAGCCGAGGGAGAAAGGCGCGGCGACGCAACCCGCAGGAGCTACGCCTAAATATCTTTTGCAACCAGACGGTAGTGCTATAGACACTTTTACCGGTAAAGCTGTTTCCGCAGATCAGGTGAAGCAGTTAGGATTAGGCCCTAAACCTTACCTTGAAGTGGAGCCCTCAGGGGATATCTTTGCTCAAAAGCCGGGGATGTCTCAATCCGAATTCGCACGCCAAAATCTAGATGCGGCTAAAGCCCAAGTTATTCCGCAGGGTCAGTTGGCAAATTTAAATGAGCCTCCAACTGGCATATTTGCCCAAAATCCGGGGATGTCTCAGGCGGACTACGCAAGGAAATTAGCGAAAGCAGACGCGGCCAGTTTTAATTCTTTCCAAGATCTAACAAGTGTAGATCAAGCAAGAAGAGATCTGTCGCAACAAACTATGGGTCTTTATGATAGGGGTCGTGCTGCACCGCAGGTTGCCGCGGGTACGCCTGACGTCGCAGGTTCTTATCGACAAGTTGGAGTAATGGACTCCCTTGGTGAGATGGGAGGCGGGGCCAAGAAATTCTTGACCGGAGACTTCAGTACGGGGGCCAGCCAGTTTGCAGAAGGCGCAGGTAATTTGTTTGCTCCGGGCCCTTCTGCGGAACAACGTACTGCCATGATTGATAAGTTCTTGGCAAATAATCCTAATAAGACCGTAAGCGACGCAATTAAATATGTAGACACGACCCAAACCCCAAATATGTTTCGCACCTATGGTCCCGGTGTTGCAGCGGGCATCGGCGCATTAGCCTTGACCGGGGGGTTTGAGCCAAAACCTCCGCCAGAGACAGAGTTTCAAAACCAAATGCGTCAGCCTATTGATCTGTCTGGCGACCCGAGCCGTTACTACGTCCAAGGACTGCCGGGGGTGCAGTATGACGAGCGGGGAAATATCACTGGTTCCACCCCATGGTCGGCTCCACAAACCATGAATGATATTCGTGTAGCGGGAAGAACTTATCGGGGGTACACCCCTCCTATGTACATGAACCAAGGCGGTGCTGTACAGGGGAAAAGCTATATTTCTCCTTCTGCCCGTTCGATTGATTACGGAGATCCCTATGCGGTTAAAGCCCCAATGCCAGTAGTGAATCGGTATTATCCACTTGTTAGTAATACTCCGGCACCTAAAAAACGGTATGCTGGGCAACCCCGTACCCCTGAAGAAATGCGGCAAGATTTAGAAGCGGGGCGTTATTCTCAATCGCGATTTGTTCCAAGAAACACCTCCGTTGTCCCCGGGAAATCACTTTTGCCGTCTCCTGCGCCCGCACGTATGAACGTGGGCGGTATTGCCGCTTTGACGCAGGGCGGGTATCCTAGACGAAACGGTCAAATCAGTGGCCCGGGCACAGAGAAATCTGACTCGATCCCTGCCATGTTATCCGATGGTGAATTTGTCATGACGGCAAAAGCCGTTCGTGGCGCGGGCGGCGGAAGTCGTCGCGAAGGAGCCAAACGGATGTACGCACTCATGAATCAGTTAGAACGCAACGCGGCCCGAGGATAAGTCATGGCAGAAATTACCGAACAAATAGTCCGGGAAGCCCCCGAGATTGAAAAGATTAAATTAGGTCTTCTTCAATCGGCTCAAGCACTGCGTCCTCCTACCCTTCCTGCTTATCAAGTAGCCGGATTTAACCCAGAACAGATCGATGCATTGACACGTGGAGTAGAAGGCATTGGTGCCTATCTCCCGTTTATGCAGGGGGCAGGCACTGCGGCAACAGCAGGGGCGGGAGCGCTTGCGCAAGGCGTGGATGTTCTTCAGGGGGCCGACACCCGTGGCCAATTTAGTGCGGCACAACAAGCCATGCAGCAGGCGGGCGTACCTATTTCGCAAATGGGCGGGCTGGCGTTTGCCGCGGGCCAAGGCGCTCCATTGCTGGGGGGTGCGGCATCAGACATAGAGCAAGCGCAGCAGATGGCGCAGATGTATGGGCAGGCAAACATCTCTCCCGCACAGCAGGTAATGTTGCAGTCTCTCCAACAAGCGCAAGGGGCTGGTCCTCAATTTGGGGAGGCACAGCAACGTATTGGTGGAGGAGCAGAATTAGGGTACGACGCTGCGTTAGCTGCTCGACAGGCTGCACAACAGCCGGGATTTGGAACAGCGGCAGCAGCGCTAGGTCAAGGCATCGGTGCCTTGGGGGGTGCGGCACAGCGCTTTGCTCCCGGCAATGTCCAAGAGTTCATGAATCCGTATCAGCAGCAGGTTATTGACGAGTCGCTACGGCAAATTAATCGTCAAGGGGACATTGCTCGTCAGAATTTACAGGCACAAGCGGTTCGTGCAGGAGCGTTTGGTGGTAGCCGGGAAGGCGTTCAGCGAGCAGAACTTGAGCGTACGCTGTCGGAACAGCGTAATGCCGCTATTGTCGGTGGGCTGTCGCAGGGCTATCAAGGTGCCGCAGCACAGGCACAGCAGGCGTTTGAACAGCAGCAGCAGCGCCAGTTGGCACAAGCGCAGGGCTATCAGGGTGCCGCAGGGCAGGCAGGTGCGTTGTCCTCGCAGCAGGCAGGTCTGGGCTTACAGGCAGCGCAACAATTGGGTCAAGCGGGACAGATGGGAATGCAAGCGGGTGCGCAACTGGGAAGTCTTGAAGCGCAAAGAGCGCAGCAGGCATTGGCGGCGGCGCAATATGGCGGCAATGTCGGCCAACAATTGGCGGGCCAGCAGTTACAGCAGGCGGGTTTGGGTCAGCAGGCAGCAGGCCTGTACGGCAATCTGGCACAGCAGCAAGCTTCGTTGGCAGGGCAGTACGGCAATATTGCTGCGCAACAGGCAGGCATACTTGGTCAGCAGTCTCAACTAGGTCAGTCGCAAGCTTCGGGCATCGGTAATCTGGCACAACAGCAGTTTGGGGTAGGTTCTCAAATGGCGGCAGGGTTAGGCTCCTTGGGTTCGCAACTAAGCGGCGTAGGTTTGCAGCAAGCCCAGCTAGGCGGAATAGGCCAGCAGTTGGGTCAGCAGGATGTCACTTTCCTCTATGGGCTGGGCCAGCAGCAACAGAGTCAGCAGCAGCGAGAGTTGGATGCCCTTCGTGCTACGCAACTGCAAAGTGCGTATCAGCCGTATCAGCAGTTGGCATTCCTGTCCGATATCTACAAAGGTGCGCCTTCGTCTCAAATGGCTTTGACAACACAAGCAGCACCTACCCCAAGTCCGTTCCAGCAAGTGGCAGGCTTGGCTACTGGCGCACTGGCCACAGCAGGCGCAGTAAAAACAGCCGGTGGCCTTTTCTAAGGAAGCGATATGAAAGACGAAGTCCTAAAGCGTGGCATGTTCTCTCAGCCGATGTCCAAGTCCGCCCGTAATAGTGGCATCATGGCCGGGTTTGAAGATGAGATGGAAGAAGAGGACGTTAAGCCTATGGCGCGAAGCCCTCAGAATCCCGAAATCCTGATGAACAACCTACGTGGGGATATCCGCTCCGTTGATGCACGTTACCTTGAATTGGCACAGATGGTTGGAGAAGAGGCAGCGATGGACACGCCGCCGGAAGTTCTGGCCATGTTGCAGTCGCAACTTGCTGCGCAAGCGGCTCCGCCTATGCCGCAGGGCGGGATTGGTGCGCTTCCGCAGGGTGCTGAGATGGCTCCTCCTCCGATGATGATGGGGCAGGAGCAGGGTATGCCACCGGGGATGGGTCAGGAACAGGGTATGGCTCCGCCGATGATGCCTCCGGGCATGGAGGGTATGCCCCCTTTTCCACAGGGCGGGGCTGAACAGGCTCCGCCTACGCCTGATGGTATGCCTCCGCTCCGTGCAGCGGATGGTGCGTTTGCTACGCAGGACGCTCGTCGGCAGCAGATGAATAGCCCGCTGTATATACCAGATCGGTTCTACGAATTAGCTGATGGAACTATTCCTCCGGAACAAATGACGCCGGAAGAAAAGCGGTTCATGAACAGCTATAAGTTTGGTATGGGCTTTACAGGTGGCACGATCCGTGATGTGGCAAAACAGGGCATGGGGCGCATCAGCAGCGCACTGGCTCCTTACGTGCAACGCGGATTAAGCGCTGTAGATGACTTTGCGGGGGGGTTTCTTCCCCCCAATTTCAGGGTTACGCCTATGATGACACCGGCGGGGAATCGACGCGCCATGGTTGAAGGTGGGCAGAACATTAAATTAGACGCACAAGGTCGCCCAGTATTCGGAACTCAAGGGTTTGGTGGTGATCGGTTTTCCCGGCTGGAGGCAGCTAATACCTTAGGCTTTAGTCGCGCACCGTTATCCGAAAATCTAGCGCCATTAGGCAGAAAAATTGCAGAGATTTCTGGGAAAAAAGTAAATCCGGGCGTATCCATAGCTACTGCTCTTGCTGCTACAGGCATGGCCCGGCGCGATCCATCAGCGCCCCGTTCCGCAGAAGAACTGGCACAAGTCAATGCGCTGATTAATCAGATTCCGGGCCCCAACACGCCGCTGCGGGATGGCAGGCCTGCTGTAGACGGTCCTTCAACATCAGAGCGCCCTGAGGATGCGACGATTAGCCGCATCAATGCACAGGGCGATGAGGTTGTTCCTTTTGAGACGCCATTTAATCGCCCGGTAAAAGATACCGATGAGATTATTCGTTCGAAAATGGCTCCTGTTACAACTAGAAAGTTTATTGATCAAACGATAGAGGCGCAAAAAGAAGAAAAAAAAGAAAAACCGCTTACACGGGCGGAGCGTATCAAAGCGGAATATGCAGAAACAGAACCTCTGTTCCGCGAAATATTGGGCAGCACCAAATCAACAGCGCGTACTAATGCATTGCTGCTGTTGGCCGATGCAGGATTCAAGTTTGCCTCTACGTACAAGCCAACGATGGCAATGGCATTGGGCTCTGCCATGGCGGATGTCCCACGCGGCTTTGCTTCGATTGTTGCACAAGCTAAAGATAGCGACATCAAGATCAAGACTGCGGCACTTCAGCAGGCTGTATCCAACATTGACGTACAGGATAAAGTTGCTCGTGATGTCATGTTGCGTCGGATGCAGGATGGGGCTCGATATAATCAACTGATATTCCAAGCAGGGGAGAAAAAAGAGTTAGAAAAACTTAAAGCGCAGTTTAAAAAAGAAGAAATAATAACGAAAGGCGATATAGATAGACTTTTGAAATTAATGGATTATGGAATACCAGAGGTAGAGGACATTGGTGGAGGTATTCAAATCCGGCGATGGAAGAATGGTGAGACCTATACTAGCCTTGATAAGAACAGTGATATTCCTACAAAGGCCTTAGGCAGTAGTTACACTATTACGCCCACTGATAGTCCCTATGTGGAACTGCGCGGTCCTAGCTCCATGCTGCCTGTGCGTGATAAGGAGGGTGTGAAGAAGGCATTGAATGCGATAGGATCTCATGATTCTACGCTGCGCGACCTCGATAGCTTGCGCACAGAGGTACAAAATGCCTTCGGTCCCGGAACATGGACCAAGGACACATACAACAGGTTAGTGCCCCTCACCTTTAATACGCTTACGCCAATTGTCGAGGTAGAAGCCCTTAAAACTAAAATTAAAGTGATGGGGGAAAGAATATCTAAAAGTATTGCCGCAGCAGGACAGGATGGTCGTCTTTCCAATCAAGATGTAGAGTTCGCACGAGAGCCGATACGAAACCTTTTAGAGCCGACCGCCTTCTTATCGAACCCAGAACTTGCTGCAACTACGCTGTCCTCACTTGACACAATGGTTAGAAATTCCCGGCAGGGTGAGATAGAGCGACTTGGGTACGAAAAAAATGAATATCGGCTGTCTACCCCAGCAACAGGATCAAAGTCCAATCCATTTGTCTATGGCTCTGATCCACAACAGGCCTATCGGATGGATTTGTACCTCAAGAATCTTTACCGAGGTCAAAATCCAAATACCGTTGTCTATATAAACGCAAACGGACAGACAATGCAAACCACCATCGGAAATATATTGTCCGCACCAACACAGTGATAAGGTACTTAAATGCTACTTCAGACAACTGATGGCAGGATTATTGATACGCTTACCGGCAAAGTAGAAGGTAGGGCAGAGGGCGCTCCAACCACTACCTCGTTGCGTAGCGGCAGGCAAGAGCAGATTGTCCCTGAAGGTGACAAGGTTAATGGCATATTAAGAAACGCTTCATGGGGGCTTCAATCGCTTTTATTTGTTGCACCGGATGCTGTGACATTGAATATCGGTAAAGCCTTGGGCATGAAGGAAAATGAAGTTTTTACTCTTGGGAAATTCTTTAAAAAAGATGTAAGTAAAGCGCTTGTTGGGGTAGAGGAAACTGCCCCCCGTAACGCGAACGAAAGATTTGCTCGTGCACTTTTTGAAGGCATAGGTGGCGCGATGCCGTTTACGGGCACAGTCCTATGGGCGGCGAGGGCACTTCCTGCTATAAAAACCGTATCTACCTCAAAAACTGGTGTTTTGCGGGGTGTAGCCAATGAGACCCTAAACTTTACGCGGAAAAATCCCGGGAAAGCGGTAGCGGTTGACCTTGCGTTTGGAGCAGCTTACGAAGGATTGCGCCAAGCGGTAACTGAAACAATTAGTGACGATAACCCGAATAAAGAGGCTTATGAAAACCTGCTTCCCATGGCGGCGTTTATTGGTCTCCCCCTAGCCACTAATTTTATGCCTTCCGTCCTTGTGGGGAAAAAAATAAAACAAGGATTGGATACGCTTGAGGAAAGTACCTCAGGTTTAAGTGACGCTTCTAACAGGGCCTATGAGCAGTTGGGTAAAGGATTTAAGCTACCTATTATCAATATTGCTCCAAAACTTCTACTCAAAAGAGCAGAGGGAAAACTCAGCACGATGTTTGATGATGTCGCAAAGAATCAAGATGCCCAATATGGCATTCGTGAATTAGAGCAGGCGATGCAAGACCCGAGATTTGCAGAAATCTTCAAGTTTGACTATGCGCAGAAGACCATGGATCCCATGATTCTGAGACGGTATGCGGAGGTATTGGAGAACGCGCCGTTGGATGTTCGTCGGTCCAAGATAGCTAGAGACAACGAGAACTCTGAAAAATTTTATGCATTAATGGAGAGTATTGCACCTGAAGCTAGGGCCTCTGCAATGGAGGCATTTCAGGCCGCGCAGGCAGAGCGTGAGGCGTTATTTAATAGCGTTCTTCAGGGAAGAAAAAACCTGACGGAAGTGGAAATGCTTGAAATCTCTTCGCGCCTCGGTCCACAGAACATGGACATGGTCAATGACGAGCTCCGAGGTGCGTTGATGGGCGCGATGGAGTTCGACTATAAAATGCGGGATAACACCTTGCGTCTGATGGGCCTGCGTCAAGCGACGAGTCCCGATGGCCTGCCAATGCCTACACGAGATGGGGGTAAATCCTTGTACCCTGCTCGTGACATGGAAAAGGCAGCGACGAACTTGATTGGCAAGTACACACCAGAGCGTCCATCCCTTCGCAATCCTGTTCCTGAACCAATCCGGCTTTTGGACAATTTTGTTCAAGGCCAGCAGTTGGCACGAAACAGGGTAGAACAGCAAGAGACTAAAAACTTAATTGATCAAGCTTTTAATGAACAAGTAAAAGGAAGTAAGTTACAAAATCTATTAAAGGGAGAAACAAATCAGGAAAGAATAGCGTCAACTAAAAAAGTTTTAAATGAGGTTAAAGATCTTCTTGAACTGCTTGTTAAATCGCAACGTCCGGGGGCTAAACTTAGCAAATCAGAAAAGTCAGTTATTACAGAATGGCAAAGACTGGGGACAAGAATTCAATCAGACGGCACTGTAGTAATATCAACGGGAGGGTTAGGGGATACATTTCGGTTTAACCCAAAACAAATTGTAAATGATGCCGCGCTAATTGCTTCAGATAACACCGCCATTAATATCAACGTGCCTGAAGCGTTGGATTATTTAGCCTCTGCCGCCCGGTTCCGCAACGATGCTCTGGCGCGGTTCAACTCGGCTATGGGCAAGGGCGGCACACGCCTGACTGATGCCCAGAGGATTCTTAATACAGGCGACGCGGTGTACAACGATATTGAGAAGCTGATCTTGGACCACGTGCCACGGATCAGGACCGAGTACGCAGGCATGAAGAACGTCCTCGCTGATTACCGCGCAGGGTTCGAGCAGAACTTGCCGCTGCTCATGGCCCAGAAGACAGGCCGCGGCGACGAGTTCCTGCTTGGTAATGAGCAGTTGATGCAGAAGGCGTTCTCAAACGCCAACAACCTGCGTCAGTTGCAAGTCTCTCTTGCGGGCAGTCCCGGCTTCGACGACCTGCTGATGAAGGGCACTATTGATTGGCTACGCACGAAAGGTGCTGTCAACCAAAATGGGTTAGTAGACCCAAAGAAAATTCGCTCTATCTTGGACAGAAATCGCAATATTGTCGAAGCTTTGCCAGATACCGTGCAGTCTCGTCTTCAAAATGAAGCGGCATTAGCCGACGATTATGTTCGTCGGTTAGGTGAGCTCGATGCCCGGAAGGTTGCGTTGGAAGACGACCAACTGCGGGACGTCTTGGCAAAAGTAACAAGACCTGATGCTGACCCACAGGCCACATTAATAGCTGCGTTAAAAGATCCAGCACTAATGCGTTCGCTCGTGGATAGGCTGGGTCAACAGCCTGAAGGCTTGAATGCTCTTCGTCGCTCTATTTATGACATTGCAACAGAGGGCACAAGAGGCGGCGGGGCGTTACAGACATTTATTCAAAATAATGAGAAGGCGCTTAGGGTCTTGTACAAGGACAGTAAGCATTTAGAGGACTTAAAGACGCTGGCTGACATCCAGCGACGGGTTTTTGCACTGGCTGACGTGACGGGGAAAATGCCTTCCTTTGATTCGCTGGAAGACGCGACAAGAAGGGTAATGGGCTCTGGTATCGGTGTTTTAAGCACTACTTACCGTAGCGTGGGCGAAGGCCGACTTTCTCCGCAGACAGGCATGATTGCATTCACTGTTCGGATGATGAGTGCACTAGAGAAGAACGTGGCTGATAGCATCTTCCGAGAAGCGATGATCGATCCAAAGTTTGCCGACAGCATGACTGATCCATTTACGAGGTCAAATCTCGATGTGATTCTAAAAAAATTGGAAAAACTCGGCGTTTCCCGGACCATGCTGCAATCCCGTGTAGACCGTACTGCGCGGCAGGAGCTTTCTCAGTTTGCTTTGGGTGACCAAGAGACACCGATTCCCGGCATGGCCGAAGCGCCAGTTGTTCCACGTGAAACTGCGGCATCGATGCTGCGGGCATTGCCTCCTGCGCCGCCGACCACGGGCCTTGAGCTATTGAAGCAAAGCTCGGCACTCCCAATCGGTCCACCGCCAAACATGCGAAGAGGCCCTGATATTAATTTAATGTACCCCGCATTGTTCCCGAACGATCCGATCAGTGGGATGCTGGAGCAGCGTCGGCAAGCCATTCAACAGGGGCAGCAAGGGCCACCGATGCAGCCAATGCCTCCACAGCAATAGAAAGCCTATGCATCATGATTGACCCAGTCACTATTGGTCTGGCGGTTGCGGGGGTTAAGGCGGTTGTCACAGGTATTAAAGAGGCGGCTACCTTAGCCCGTGAAGCGTTTGACGAGATTAACGGCGCAGTTGAGTCAGGTAAAACGCTGGCCGACTCCATGTCGGGGGT